AGAACGTGCAGCGGCACAGGCGGTAGTCGATGCAACACCACAAGCAGTGGTAGATGCTGCATAAAACACTTGCCAAAGCCCCTAGCTAGATGCTATACTGATTACATCCCATAGACATAGTTAGGTGCGCAATGAAGAACAGAAATACTGTTCTGGATTGCCTATATCTCTTCAATCAATCAGACGATCATAGGCTTTATACTTTGGTGGAGTTTAACCACTACTGCCTCTTCCCCTTAATCCATAAAAAAGCCCATTTGTTCTACGAGAACGACAAGCCAATAGGATTTGTATCATGGGCTTGGCTTACCGAGGAAGAGGCCGAAGAATTTCTATCAGAGATGTGGATGCTTAGTGAAGAGGTATGGAAGCGTCCTGATGTAATCGATGATCGTTATCAGCTTTGGGGAATAGATTTTATCGCCCCCTACGGTCATTCAATCAAAGTCATGCGTGGCATGATGAAACATTCACAAACAGTCTTAGGGCAACGAGTTCCTGCTAATTGGCGTAGGTTCAAACAGCCCGACAAAGTTCATACGAAGGAGTTCTAATATGGGCGGTGGCGGCGGTGATACAACCAACGTAACAAATACGGGTCTAGGTGACGATCAGTACCAAGCCCTAGCAGATAACCAAGTAGGTATCAGTGGTCAGATTACGGATGCCCGTAACGATGCGACTGTACGGTATGACCAATTCGATAATCGTTTTGATAACCTAGATACTAGCGTTGGTGGTGTAAGCAGCAATCTATCTTCAGGTTTCACTAACCTGCAAGATTTGATGAAAGAATATAATGATAGTCGGTCTGCAGCTAACGTCGCTGCTTTTGATACTATCAATACTGGTCTTAATGCAAACAACACTGCGATTGGTCAGAACACAACTGCTTTGGATACTCTGTCAGGTGATGTTACTGGTGGTTTTGATACTATGGGTGAACGATTTAACACCGTAGATCAAGCTAATCAGAATTTGCAGACATCTGTAGATACAGGCTTCGAAGACCAAGCCACTGCAATGAATGAACTTGAGACAGGTATGAACAGCCAATTTGATGCTGCTAATACCGCTATGGGTGCAGGTTTTGCAGAAACAGGCGAAGCCCTACAGCAAGGTTTTGGTGATACTGCAAACCAAATGACTGAAACTCAGCGTAATGTCCTAGAAGGTCAGGGTGGTCTGCAGACTAACCTAGATGCCCTATCAGGCAACGTAGACGTATATGCTAATCAGCAATTGGCAAATCAGGAAGCATTGGCACAAGGCCAAAGCGGGTTTCAGTCTAGTTTCGATAACTATGTGGATCGCTATACTGACGATACGACATTGGCTAATCAGACCCGTGCAGACTTGGCTACAGCACAAGCTAACGCTACCCAACGCCTGCGTGAAGACATTGGCGATTATGCGCAAGCAACAGCTTCAGGTCAGCAAGATATTGCTAATCAGAATGCTGAGAACACGGCTACTGTTACAGATGCCTTACAAGGCGGCTTCCAACAGACTGCACAGACATCACAAAACTTACGTGATGTATTGTCTCGTCAGTTTGATGAAACATCAGAAGGTCTGATGAATAACCAGGAGATGATGGCAGAAACACAAGGTGCTATCCAAGAAGGTCAATCAAATCTAGCTAATCTGTTTACCACAGAAAGTGGTGAAATTGATGCAGCCTTAATTAACCAGACTAAGAACCTAGCAGGCATTGCTGCTACTCAGTCTGACCTAGACATGGGTATGCGTCAGAACTTTAATCAGTTGTCACAGGCGTTTGATGACAACGGTCAGCTAATCCAAAACTCCATCGATGCAAATGGTAATACCATCATGCGGGAAATGGATCAGAACGGTAACCTAATGCTTCGTGCGATGGATGCGCAGGGCCGTGACATGGGTAACAAAATCATAAACGTAGCTGACAGTGTAGGGCAACTACAACAACTACAACGTAAGGCAGGGGCAAATATTAGTATGGGCAATCTAAGCCCAACTTCTCAGGGGGTCATTCCAACAGGTGGCTTTGCGTCACCGTTCACTACGACACAGTAAGGAAACACTATGCACCCCGATACAATTTCAAACGATGGCATTGATCTAGTCAAGACGTTTGAAGGCTTACACAAAGTACAACCAGACGGAACCATATCCAGTTATCTCTGTCCTGCAGGAAAATGGACGATTGGCTACGGCAGTTGCAAGGGCGTTCGTTCTGGTATGAAGATCACGATAGAGGAAGCTGAGTTGCGGTTGCGTGAAGATTTACGCACCGCCGAAGCTGACGTTAAGCGTTACGTTACAGTCCCTCTAACACAAGGACAATATGATGCTTTGGTATCATTCGTCTTTAACCTTGGCGCAGGCAATTTTCGATCATCAACGCTATTAAAAAAGCTGAACCAAGGTCTTTATAATGACGTTCCAGAACAAATCATGCGTTGGAATAAAGCCCGTGTGGGTGGAAAGCTAACAGTTCTGAATGGTCTAACACGTCGTCGTGCTGCAGAGGCTGCTATCTTTAGCCGTGATGCTAAACTACCATCTGCAGAGGGTGGCCCTACCATGCCACAGAAAGTGGCTGCAGCGGCCCCTAAACCTCTTGCTAAGTCTAAGACAATGGCGGGTGCAGGTATCGCAGGTGCTGCAACAGCACTAGGTGAGATCACCCCACAGATTGAGGCCTTAGTACCTTACTCTGACAGTATGAAGACAATCTTCCTGCTATGCGCATTGGGCGGTATCGCTTTGGCTGCATACGCACGATTTAAGGACCACAAAGACGGGGTTCACTAATGTTTGTCATCGGCAAGATCAAAACTTACATCATCGGTGCTTTAGCTGTTCTGCTACCCATTCTTTATGTTTTGGGACGCAAGGACGGTAAGACGATAGAGAAGTCCAAAGTTCTTGCCGATGAACTACAGGCCAAAGACAAGGCCAAAGACTTTTACAAAGCGATGGCAGAACATGAAGAATTTAATCCTACTAGCCGTGATGGCCTCACTGACAGGCTGCGCAGGGACGGTCTATAGAACCCAGTTAGAGGTCTACTGCCCACCGCTTTATACTTACTCTGAAGAGTTCAATAGCGAGTTGGCAGACGAGATAGATGCATTGCCAGATGACTTTAACGCAATCCCTGCAGTTATCACTGACTACATCAAAGTAAGAGATCGCATCCGTCACTGCGAAGAACAGAAGGAAAAACTATAATGGGCTTTTGGGCAGATACATTTGGGGGCGGTAATAGCTTTTCTGAGAGTGTAGCTAACGTCTTCACGCCAAATGATGGCGCAAGTTACGTTGGCGGTAATCTAGTATACGACTCTGGATCAAATGCAGGTTCAGCGGTTCCTGTACACTCTTCTGGTAGCGGTTACGGCACAAGCAGTGATGGTTCTGGGCCTGCCTATTCAGGCTCTGCAAACTCTGCAAGTACGGGTTATGTAGTTAAAGATGGTGATACACTAAGCGCAATTGCTGCACGTTCAGGTAAGACCGTTGATGAATTAATGGCTCTGAACCCCAGTATTACAGACCCCAATCAGATTGCTGCAGGCGCAGCCCTTAATACAGGTGGTGCTGCTAGTTTCTTTAAAGACGGTATTTCTATCTTTGATAAAGAGAAGAACAACGTAAAAGGTGCTGCCCCTACAGGTATGATGAAAGCATTAGGCTACGTCACGCCTACTGGCATAATCGGTAAACTTGCAGGTTGGGCAAATGGCCTAGACCCAGAAAAAGATAAAACAAGTGTTGTTGATGGTCGTCAGGTTTACGTGAACTCTGACGGTATGAACTATTCATACAACTTCCTTGGCCTGCCTTACGAAGTCAAAGTTAAAGACGGTAAAGTATTCGACAGCCTTTCAGAAGATGCTAACGGATTATTCCCAGGCGATGAAGGTTATAGCAAAGCGACTTCAGGCTATCAGAGAATGGCTGATGAACAACGTGCGCAAGGTAACAACGACGAAGCAGATCGCATTCTAGCAGAAGCGGAAACAAACTCTTCTGAGCCTACAGGCGGTGGTGGTAGTACAGGTGACGGTACTGGCGCACTTAACATTGCCAATATCACGCAGATGGCTATCGACGCAGGTATCATTACATCTAACGCAGAAATCGAAGCAATGCTTGCAGACCCAATGGGCTACTTTGCCCGTAAGGGTATGAAGCTATCTGATTTGGTTTCAGGCAATGTTGTAATTGATCCCAACACTGAAGGTACATCTATTGATCCAAACGCAGAAGGATTGATGCTAGAAGGGGATGCAAATGTTGATCCTGCCCTAGTAGACGAGACTGCTACAATTGATGGTGTTACTCCTGCCCCTACAGAAACCTATATAGCGGATACAGTTGCGGATAATATCGCAGGTAACTCTCTCGCTAACGTAGACGCTGTTACAGGCACGGTAAGCAACGATGCGCTACTAGACCCCAATGAAAACCAAATCGACGTTACAGGGGCCGCTACAGGCGTTAATGAGGACGGTACAGTTAGTGTCGTAGGTGAAGCCCTTAACGACTACGCCTCAATCAACACTTCTATGATCATTGATACGTCTACAGTATCAGGTAAGTTGCTTGCCCAAAGACTACGTGACGAAGGCGAAAACTACGTCGATAGTAAAGCTACGATCCTTGGTCAGATGAAAATCATTTCTGAGGAATTCAAGGGACCAAATGGCGAACCAGTAATTCCACCTTGGGCGCAAGGCATGGCCCGTGAAATCCAACGGTCTATGGCATTCACTGGGGTTACAGGCACTGCAGCTACAGCAGCAATGTCTAACGCTATCATGGAAGCGACACTAGGTATTGCAGAGAAAGAAGCTACGTTCTTCCAAACTCTGACCACTAAGAACCTAGATAATCAGCAACAGTCTCTGATTAATAAGATGAACATCCTGTCTAAGTTTGAAGTTGCAAACCTAGATGCACGTCAGGCTGCTATGGTTCAAAATGCCAAACATTTCATGGAAATGGACATGGCTAACCTGACCAATGAACAGCAAGCCGAAGTTCTAAATACGCAAGCAATGGTAGACGCTTTGTTTAATGACCAAGCGGCCTTGAATGCTGCCCGTCTGTTTGGTGCAGAACAGGGCAACGACATGCAGATGTTCTATGATGAATTGGTATTCCAAGCGCAGCGTTATAACAGCCAAATGCTAAACGAAATGCGTCGGTTTAATACAGGCGAAATTAACGATGCTGCAGAGTTTAATGCGACAATGGAAGATAGCCGTGAACGCTATAACTCAAACATGCAGTATCAGATCGATGTCTACAACGCTGATTGGAGACAGAAGGTTACAGAGACAAACGCAGAGATGCTTTATGATGCATACGCTGCAGATGTTAAGAATGCCGCTGACCTAAACCAAGAAGGCCTAAACCGCATCTGGGATCGTGTTGATAGTATGTTGGATTACTACTTCAAAGGATCACAGACAGAAGCTGAACTAGAAGCCCGTGTTCTTATGGCAGAGATTGCTGCAGCATCTAATAGCAGTAGCGGTGGCGGTAACAGCGGTATGTGGAGTGCTATTGGCTCTATTGGTGCTGCTATTATTACAAAATCTGACATCCGTCTTAAAGAGAACATTGAATACCGTGGGGTCATCAGCGGCATCCCAGTATTCACATGGGATTGGAACGATGAGGCAAAACGTATTGGCGTTCATAGGAACCCAACCTTCGGGGTAATTGCCCAAGAAGTCCAGAAAACCCACCCTGATGCAGTTATCGAAGGGAAAGATGGCTACCTCATGGTTAACTACGGGAAGCTAAGATGAATTTCCAAGATGCAGTACGCAAATCCATCAAGAATTTTTTAGATGGGAAAATGCCTAAAAACCTTACCAATATGAATGAAGGCGAGATTGTATTCACCCCTGAATACTTTGATGGCTTTGCTGAAAGCCTACAAGATGCGCCTGCACCAGAAGAAGAAGAGGAAGACGATGAGATTTGAAGCCCCCATTCCTGGTGCTAACCTAGTAGCTGATAACCGTAAGTATCCTTGGCACCGTCCACCTGATATCACTTCATATGATGAAGCCGTAGATTATATGATTGAACGGCTTACACAGGAAGAGAATGCAGAAATGATGTATTCACTTCTGGAAATCAAAACTCCTGTTACAGCGATTGTTTCAGGTATGCTTATGCAAGCCATTGCTAAAGGTAAGTTTCAAATTGACCTAGCAATCCTGATTGCAGGGCCAGTAGCACGTTATATCCAAATCCTAGCTGAAGACGAAGAGATGAATTACGAGATGGGTCTAGACGATCCAGATCGCCTTCGTGTCACGCCTACGCTTCTGAAAGCTGCACTAGGTATTGTTGATGATGACGATGAAGAAGAGACACCAGAACCACAAGCTATGCCTATGGGCGGTTTAATGGGTGCGCCAACACAGGCAGAAGAAGGTGTTGCGACTGAAGATGAACAGGCCGCAATGCTAGGAATTGTCGGGGAAGAACCTACAGAAGAGGACGTGTAATATGGCCCGTAATTGGAGAAGCGTTAACCCCGCTAATTATCGTAAAAAAGAAAATATGGCTGGCGCACTTCTTGAGGGCTTTGCCAGTGTCTACGTCCCTACAGTTCTAAAGCAAAAAGAACTGGAAGATAAACGTGCTTACGAAGAAGAAAAAGAACGCAAGGCCCGTGCGGCTGCAGCGGCAAAGGCTGCTAAAGCGCAGGAAGCTAAAGATAAGAAGCTTGCTAGAGATGCTAAAGCACTAGCCGTTAAGTACAGCGGTTCAGACAATAATCCAGAAGCTTTAGTGTATATTACTCAACAGCTACAGCTTTATAATGGCGACGTAAGCAAGGTAGAAAATAGCATTGTTGATATGATGGATAGAGGTAACCTAAAGTTTGTTACCCGTGAAATTAAAGAAGAGATTACAAACAACCCGATAGATCAAGCACCGCCTGTACGTTTAGATCAGGGTGTTGGTGGCTACAAAACGATTGACGGTAGACCTATTACATCTCTTGATTTACCTATTATAGCAGAAAGTGAAACCGCCCGTCCTGAAGCTAGAGATGAAGCCACTCAGATGATGGAAAATTTTGGACCTAATCAACTTGAGTCATCTGAGGTTGAAACCGTAACTACTGAATCTGGCGGGATTGAACTTACGCCGTTTGGGCAACAAGAGGCCAAACTTGACTATGATCGACTAGGCTCTCTTGATGATATTCGTCGGTACGAAATGGAGATAGCGGCAGAAGGTATTAAATTATCAAAAGAAGCCTTGGGTATTATTGAACAAGAGAAAAAGTTCCTAGAGACAGGTGCTGTTGAAGCATCAATTAAAGAAGCTTATTCCGATGAAACCTACACAGACTACAAAATCGCTAGGTTGGAGAGTACACCAGAAGGACGTAAGTCAGACGAGTACATAGCACTACAGGCTGTTAAACAGTGGCATCAAAATCAAGAACCAAAACCTTACTCTGCGCTAGTATCCGCTGAAGCAGCGACAGAAGCTGAAGATGTAGACGAATTACAAAGAAAACTTCGTGTTGCTATGCAAATGGGTGCTTCTGAAGATGAAACAGCCGCACTTAGAAATGAAATTGTCATACGCAGTCAGCAAGAAACTACTGAAGCAAGTACCTTGTCTGTAGAAGATACCGTTGACCTTGCAACAAGAAGCGTTGAAGAACTGAAAAATATTCAGACAGCATTACAAAGTGATGACCGTCCTGAAGCGGTAGCTATGAATACTGTGGTAGGTACTCTGCTTGCGGGTAAAGAGAACGTAAATCTATCTGAATATCTAACAGGAATAGGTTCTGTTAACGCAACAAAAGAACGTATCCTACAGATAACAAATGATACATCTATAGACGAGAAAACCAAAAAGTCTGTTCTCGACATTATGAACAATCACCTAAAAGACCTTGAACAAGATGCCACAGAATTGAAACTTACAGACCAAGAGTATTTTGGTGAAGTTAGCATTAAAGGTAAGCCTGTTCGAGTAGACTTTATTCTAACAGAAAAAGGTGAATTCTTCTCACCAACACTGCAGAAGACATTTAGCAGAACAGAGGTAACGAACCCTCAGAGTGTAGATAACTTCAAGACAATGATGGGCAATGCTACACGTCTACAGGATAACGTGTTTGCCAAGGTTATTGCCTCACGTACAAATGTAGAAGACTTACTTATCCGTGCTAAGTCCTTGGATGATATTGTACGCACCTCTGATGCATCTGTACTGACCTTTATTGGCGGTAAAGCAGCAAGTGTTATACAACGTCTTGAAAACGAAGTTGGTGCCTTGGATGCATACTTCCGTGGCAACTCGGAAGAAGACATTCGGGCTACAATTTCACAGATTGTGACCTCCGACGCACAGGATAAAAATACACAAGATGCTATGGAAAAGGTCGGTATTAATGCCGATCTATACGCACGTTATCAGTCACAACTAATTGAATTCGCATTTGTGTATGCCCGTACAGGACTTGGACAAGAGCGTACAACAGACCAAGACTTTAAGGCAGCTATGAATGTTGTGGCGGCAGGAAGCAGCTATCCTACCTTCACGAAGAGTTTGCGTGACCTTGTTAAGAAGTCCTACGAGATCAATCAGGTGGAACATGATAAGTACCTCAAACGTCCTGATGTATTGATTGCTGTAGATCAACCAGGTGCAGATAAATACTATGCAGACTTCTTGATCGACATGAATACATACATGGGCGGTCAGCAAAACATGCAGACACCAATTGGGTGGATGAACCAGACAGTGACTGCCCCTGAAAGTTCAGAGACTAAAGTTGTAACTACCGATGCACCTAAAGTTCTCAGCATTGGTCAAAGAGTTGGGGCTATGAAAAATAGTCCTCTATTCAACGACATTAAAAATCAACTTACTTCCATAACTAATGCAGACACTCTCAGTAAATCTCTGGACATCTATGCAAAGCAATTTGATGTTCCTGTAGATGTTTTGAGAAAAGAAGTCGGATTGACAAAATAAGGAATTCATCATGGCTACATTAACCCAAGACGAAATAGAATTCCTTAAATCACAAGGTCTTCCTGTACCCGAAAATGAACCTGAAGAGGCACCTACTTCAAGTACGGCCCCAGAAGTTAAGCTAATTCCTGATGAACTTATCTATGGTGGTACAGAAGAAGATTGGCAAGAATACACTGATAGTATCGTTCAACAGAATACTGCACCAGAAACACCAAAGGTTCCTCAAGAAACCCGTGATGCGTTTACTTATGACAACCTGTATGGTGAGTTTGTTGATCCTGACGATAGTCAACTAAAGCCTAAACCTGAACTAAGCACCTTTGATAAATTTGGTGCTATGTGGTACGACGTATTTAACGCTGAAGGTGCAGAGCGTACTGATAGCCAAAAAGCCCGTGACCAGTACAATCAGGACATGGCGCAGTGGCAGCAAGCGGCACAAGACCTGTACACAGGCTCTTCTTTCTATACTGAGCCTGATAGTGAAGGTGTTACGCAGCCATACGGACGCAAGCTGTATGATCGCTACGTTCCTGTTAAAGACGAATTTGGTAACGTAGTAGAATACAAATCGGAAACAGTGATCATCCCTGATCCTAACATGGACCAGAGTACGGTTAATCGTGTCATTGAACAGGCAGGGCGTAATATATACCAAGAACTTGGTGGCCTGTTTACTGAAGGTGCTATTTTAGGTGATAGTGAATTTGCCCGTTCACGTCCCGATATGGATTTGTCTGGCGGTGAAGAAATAGCTGCGACTATCCTTTCTATTGCCGCACCATCTGTCCCTGTCGTTAAAGTATTTAACTACGGTGGTAAGCTTTTACGTTATGGCAAAGAAGGTGCTAAAGCAGGTCAGGCAGGATATACATCAGGTGCTATTGGTGCTGCGCTGACTGAAGCTATCATGTCTAAGGAAGGCGATGAAGGTTTGGTTATCAAACCCGAAGTCGTAAATACCGTACTACCTACCCTAAACGATCAACAG